CATCTGAACCAAACTTATCTATCAAGCGTTTTGCAGTCTTGTATAGGTTGTTAGCTAGTGCCATGGTTAACCTTTCACTATTCTTGACTGTGTAAAGCCTTTGGACTTACTACACCCATATTGACCCAGTAGTGTATATACTATAGGGGGAAATGCTTCAGCCTCCTTAGTGTGGTCAGGTACTGCATAAGTGACAGCTAGTGAACCAACCTTCTCAGATGTGATTACCTTAGCATTAGCCTCAACCTCCTCTATAGGATTGTTGTGTAAGTGTTGCATCAAGTATATCTGTGCTATTTGCACGTCCATAGGTGCAGACACTTTCTCATCTATCTTCATAGCCGGGCATAAGCGTATCTGCATAGACGCACTTACTATTAGGCTCAACTGCTGTTCAGGTGTTAACTTGGTATAAGTTATACCAAACTCTAAGGCATACAAAGACAGAAGGTTATTTATATCTGCTTCTGCTATGTATGAGTTCCACCCCGTGAGGGGATAGGCAATTATATTAGCCATTACTTATCTACTCTTGAAAACGTGATAGCACCTTTTTTAGCTTTAGCTTTTTTGCCCTCAAAGTTCATGATTTTGTCTACAGTAAGTGTAGGGTCATAGGTAAAGTCAGTGAAACTACGGATATCATCATTAAATGCCATTATGACAAAGTTACCGTCGAAGTAAAGCTTAGCCGATGTAATCCCGTTATTACCTCTCTGCAAACTCCAACCAGTATGCCCTAGCATATTAGGTTGTATAAGTTGGTCATATTCTATCCAAACATTAGTAGGTTTGTTAGGGTATATAGTAGCAGAAAGTATTTTAGGTGCTTTAGGTGCTTTAGGTGCTTTAGGTGGTGGGGAAACAATAGGGTCTGTAGGTGCTGTAGCATCTGTACCAAAGAAAGTGTTTTTGTAAAAGTCATTGTCTTTGAAGAAGGGTAAATCAAAAAAAGTGTTTTTGAAGAAAGGTGACGCTTTGAAATAATTACGCATTTATTATCCTTTTGTTTAGAACCCTACCTACTAAGAGGTAGGTAGGATAGTTTTGTTAAGCTGTTGCTTTAACGTTTAGAAGAACACCCGCTGTATTCTTAACATCTGTAGCGAACTTAGCCCACTTAGTTTTGTCTTTCAAGTCTGCATTAGTTGGACTAACACCAGTACCAGTATATGAGTAACCTTTAATCATAATGTTAGATGCAGTCTCTCTCTTCATTCTAAGCATTGTGTTTTCAGTTGTCATATCAAAGTCTGTATAAGCTCTTGGAGTCTCTGAGTCAATCCAAACACCTGCTTCACTTGTAAGACATAGTACATCAAAGTTAGCGCCGTTTACAAGCTCAGGAGAGTCAGTGATTAGAACTGGGATACCTAATGATGCCCAAGTACCAGTGTTAACTGCAATACCACCAACATTTACTAACTTCTCATCGATAGCCATATCAGCTAAACCTTGTGCAGTGTTAGAGTGCATAAGTAATGCTGTTACTCTTGAAAACTTATCACCAAATTTAAATCTTGCAGAGTTGATAGCTTTGTAATCAAACTTAGCACCAGTAAGGTCAGTTACCATTGTAGCCTCTGAACCAATTGCACCTTTTAAAGAGGCAATTAATGTGTTGATTGCATCTTCAGCTTGTGCCATCGCAGTAGCAGAACCAACCAACTGTGAGAATGTAGCCTCTGAGTCCATACCAAGTTTTGCAAACGCATCTGCTGTTTTTTGAATGAATGTATAGCGGTTAATCTTAAGTCCTCTTTGCTCAATCATGTCAAGAGTTTCAGCAGTGATAGTAGCAACACTTGAAGGGTCTCTATGCTTCATGATGTCAGCAGTAGCAAGTTCTTTGAAGATTGACTTCATTTCAAAGTTACCTTTGATTGACTCAGTAGTGAGGACTAATGCTCCACCTGAATTGCTGTTCCACAAGTTAACCTCTTGTTGGAGTTGTTCGATGTATGCAGTCGCAAACTCTTCATCATAAATCTTGAATGTGTCTAATGTGTAATTTAAAGCCATATTAATTTCCTTATCTGTACATCTGTGCGATGTGTTTTGTTAATGGAGTTCCACCCTCTTTAGGCTTAGCTCCAATGTTATCTTGCCCTACTCCTGCACCCGCCGTTGGCTTGAACAGATAGGATAGGTCGCTGTGTTGTAACTCTGTAACTCTTTCTTTTACAGTTAGAGGTTTCCCCGCTTTGTTGAAGCGTGTAGTACCATCTTCATTTCTAAAAACAAAGTTAGCCCCATCACGCTCAGCTTCAGCAAGAACTACATTTGTCAACTGCTCAAACGCTAGGTCATTAGATGCAATAGCATCAATGCCTAAGCCTCTTAGAGTGTCTTTGAGTACCATTGTTGAAATAGTCTTTTCATACCCTGCTTTAACTCCCTCGACCTCTAAGTCTTTGTCTGCTAGTTGTGCAGAGAGATTTTCAACATCACCTCTTAATGCTTCATCAGCATTAAGCTTAAGAGCTTTTAAACTGTCTTCAGTAATTTCACTTACTCCAAAGGTAGATTTTATCAACCCTTTGAGGTTATCGCGTTTAGCTTTAGATTCGTTAGCTACTGTCTCCATCTTGGTGAATGCTTCGTTGCGCTCTGCTAGTGTGCCTTGTAACTCCGTCACTTGGGCTTGTAGTTCTTCTTCTTTTGTCATTTTTAATCTCCGATTATTTTAATGTTAAGACGTCCGTCTTATGTTGAAAGTATACCGAGTCTTAACTTAAAATCATTATCATTATCAGTATCCCCATCTAGCCTTAGTGGGTCTTATGTCAATATGCGTAAAGTTTGGGTAGTTTCCTAGCCCATATTTATTATGATATTTATGTGCTAAGTAATTGAAAATAGCTCTAGGCTTTATACCCTCTATGTGAATATCACTAGCTATACCAAGCTTATGCTTTGACCTACTTGCACCCCCCACATGCTTATTATACTTAGGACATCTGTATCCACTATAGACAGTGATAGGTTTACCAAAATGCTCTCTCACGTCTTCCAACACAATAAGTAGTTCAGCAGATACAAAGTTGCTATTACATTTACATATACCTTTAGCATTTCCCTTACATCTGAACTCCTCACTATAAAAATGTTTACTTACTTTCATTGTTTACCTTTATTAGTTTCTGAACTCTTCTAGTACTTATACCATAGTACTGAAGAGCCTTAATAGCCTTGTAGGCATTACTAGGATTTAAAGCTCCTTTATTATCCGTAGGTATATCTATGTCAAGAGGTAGCACGTATGGACACTTTGATTTAACATAAATAGTCTTAGGGCTACAACCTATAAGTAGTATTAGGCTTAAGCTTAGCAGGATATTTAATCTCATCTTGTGTAATCTCCTTATGTTGTTTGTTCACCTCTTGGGCTATATCTGTTTCAATGTTGATAGCCTGTATCTCTTTGGCTTCTTCTATCTTCATTATCTTATGCTCTAGCCTAGTCTTCTCTAAGGTCATATATTTAAGTACACCAAGGAGAGCTATAATAACTCCCCCTAGTATAACCCATAGCTTTAGGTCTTTAACCCATTTGATAACCGCTATCATCTTGTAGCCAAGTCTTCTGATTTACGTACACGTCCCAACCAAATAGCCGTGAAACCTCCTGCGGATATAAAGTATATAACTGCATCATGTGTAATACTTAAAAGGTTAGGAGATACAAACCCTTTTAGTACAGTATCAATGTATGTAGGGTGAAGGAGAAAGAAGTTAGTTAATAGAGTTACCACTGCCCCTGCCATAACTGTAAAACTCTTGTGTGTGTTCTTTGCTTTGTTAGTATCTATCATGGCTTTAATACCACCAGTCCTAACAATGCAGTAAGTAAAACACCACTTGTAATCTTACTAGCCCAAGATAGAACACTCTCTAACCTCTTTAGTCTTATATCCATAGATTTATACTTCTCATCTACTCTTGCGAATTGAGGCATAGCATTAATTAAGTCCTTTATATCTGTTGTCAATGTGTCAACATTCTTTGTTGTCACCTCTTGTATTAGTGATAGTCTGTCTATCTTCTCTGCGTCTGTCATTTTAAACCTTTTCTATTGTTATATATTCGATATATTTAACGCCCTCGATATAAATGATTTTGAAGTTTGAATGTCCTGCTCCGTACATTCGTTGTGCTTCTTCACCATTATTTCGAGAGACCATATCTATCTGCCATTTTAACGCATCATTATATTTAACTTGCTTAGTAACGGACTTTACATTATCTAACACTAGAAGTTTACATCTACAGTTAGGGTGTATAAGAGGTTGAGCATACTTAGACACCTCTGATTTATCTGCCCATACTGTGCCGTGTAATGCTCCACAAGGGTCAGAGCGTCTATCATCATCAATAGACACGTATATAATAGGCTCATGTTCAGGAAGTCTTTCAAACTCTATATTACGCTTGACTTGTGTGAAGTATGATTTAGTGATAGTCTTCATATTCCTTAATGCTTTTTTAGTAAACCCTGCATTACGAAAGAACTCTTTGAGAGGTGTATCTTGTTGTAACTTCCATGCCTTCACTTGTTGCAGTACTTCTTTAGTCATATTCAAAGGTATGTTATCTATAGCCTCTTCTAAGTCATATACTAAGGCTATGAGTTTACCCGTATTATTAAATCTCCTAGATAAGATACTCCAAGTACTAGCAATCTCTATAGCTTTGGCTTTGTTAAGTGTAGAGGCAGAGGCAATAGCCTTAGATACCATAGCTTTCTTCTCTTCTTTAGTTAACTTAACTAACTCCTTTCCTAGTCTGATTACAACTTTATTAATCTTAGAAGTTGAGGGATTATCCCCTAAATCTAAGATTAATTTATTCAGTAGGTTCTGTAGGTTTTTGTTTGTCATTAATAGCCTCTTCTAGTTGTGCTTCTATTACTGCACTCTCTTCATCTATCCTTTTAAGCTCTTCATCTACACTATCAACCTCAATCACATCTGCCTTAACAAGGGCTTTGATATATGTCTCTTTAGAGAGGTTACCACTAGTTACAGAGCCATTAAGTTGACCTATGATAGATGTCATTTTACTAGAGTCGTCTGTGAAGTCTTTGTTAATCTTTATAGCGTCAGGCACAGGATTCTCAACAAATAGCCCTAATACTTTGTTAAGCATATGCTCTACAGTTTCTGCAACAGCTGTTAGTAGTGCATTTTGTTCTGCATTCTCTGCACTTGACTGAGTAGCTGTCTTAGTAACAATGCCTTCCCCCGCTGTAAGGGCTAAGCTATTCGCATACTCGGCTTTGTCTTTGAGGTCTTGTGCAAGGTTAGGAATAGAACTACCACTTGTTTCAATCCACTCTACAGATGCTTCAGTATTATCAGTATTGATAGTACTATGGATACTAAGCTCTAATTGATTGTTGCTATCAATACCTAAGCCTTTAGTAAGTAAGTAGGGGCTTCCCGCCTTCTCTTGGTAGCTATCAAGTAAGCTTCTTTGGTTCATATGGTTTAACTGAACTGAGGCTACATCATTAAAGAGAGGAGATGTAGAGGAGTTAATTAACACAAAGGGCATCTGTGTGAATGATGTTTGTATAGTTGTTACATCTCCATCATTACCAAGTTGTACTGTGTGAGTACCATCAGATGTAATCGTTCTATACTCAGCCTCGTACACATTACCAACACGTACTGGAGTTACAATACTAACAGATGTTAACTCACCATTCTCATACGTCCAGTCAAGTATTTGTTCTCTTGTGTACACAGATATATAAGGGTCTCCACCTTCAAGAGGTCTATCTACTAGGATACCCACTGCACCTTCTCTTGTATACTCAGTACCAAGTTCTTTAGCTAAGGCTTCAATGTTAGGGATAATAGCATCATAACGCTTATCAACCTCAACACCTTTACGCATAATGCGTCCAGTAATCTTAGTAATTGAACGCTTGATGAAGTTCTCAACAATGACAGATTGCTGTCTCTCTCGATAGTCTTCAAGTGCTTCATGTGGTAGACGTTTAAGTCTTTTAGCCATAGCATCAGTACCAAGGTAACAGGAGTTAACCTTTGCTACTTGACTTTTAAAGAGCTTGTACTCAGGGTGAGTGTCATTGTCGTTGAGCTTAAAGCCCATGAAGTTATTAGAGCGGTTGTTACTCTCAGGGCTAGAGCCATTGAGTAACATTGTAAAGAGTCTATTCTTAGGTAACATACATATCCTTTATTTTTGATATTGTATCTTATTATCGCTTAGTTGTAATTACACTTGACCCTTTATTGATACCAAACTTGTAATGTATGTAGTACCCTAGTGCATCATTATAATCATCTATAGCAGGGTGTACATTGAACTTCTCAGGTTCACCTTTATCAGTATAGGCTTGTTGCTCTAGTGCTTTAGTAGTCTGATTAGCTCTATCACAATCAATGCGTATCTTGTTATGGTCAAGTAATCCGTTGAGTGAATTGATACGGTCTTTGATGTTAGGATTCTTAGACTTAACCAATACTAGGAAACCTGCTTCACGTAGTAGAGTTATATCAGTCTTAGATGCAGAGGTCTTACGTGCATCGCCACTGGCATCAGGGTATATCTTGATAATGTGATTAGGATATGTTTGCTTAATGAGGTCAATGGTTCTGAATGTATCGTTAGCTACCAACTCGTTGACAACTATTGGTATTCCGTCAACCTCTATACAAACTATTGACACATTACCACCCACGTTAAAATCTTGCCCTATGTGAATTGTAGGTGTGTTAGCTATAAGTTCATCAGTTGTTTTAAGGTTATGTATATCTCTATCGAAGTAGGGATATACTGCTCCAGTTGTAAGGTTCACAAACTCACCGTTCAAATATGCCTTTATAAGCTGTTCAGGGTACTGATTTTCAAGTTCTGTGATGTACTGAAGGGGTAAGTAAGGGTTAGAGTATGTAGACGCTCTAATGAGCTTATCTGTAGAGGGCTTTAATTCTTCAACATAACGAGTATAAAAGAACTTGTACCCTTCAGGTGTTCCAACGATGTCTAATCTGTTAGGTTCGTTGTTAGTCAACTTAGACCTGTTACGTGACAATATCTTATTGTATGCAGTTGTCATTTTCTCCATAGGCAGTATGTCACATTCATCGATGATAGTATAACCATTCTCATAACCTACAATTGTTTCAGGGTTGTCCATTGAACGGAATATAATCTTACCAGTCATATTAGGGAATGTTATCTCAGCACTGGATTTGTTAAGCTTATGTTCTATCTTCATGTCATGTAGCAGTGAGGGAAACTTATCCCATGCAATGTCTCTTATAAGTCCATACGTTGGTAAGTAGTAAGCACAGTTAACCTCAGGGTGCTTCATTTTCCACTGTATCATCTTAAGCGTTGCTATATAACTCTTACCTGAGCCAAAACCCGCTACAAAGCCTGTATTAATAGCCGTTGAGGTTAAGAACTCCATTTGAGGCTTGGTTACTTCAAGATGCATCGATAACCCCAATGGTTATGTGATTAGAGTTATTGCCTTCAGTAGCTGTTTCTGTAACTTCAGCATGGTAAGTTGTTAGATACCACTTAGCAAAGCTTTTGTCATTCTCAAAACCTTGTACTATTGCATACAAGGAACATTTACGAGTAATTACCTTTTGTGCATCTTCAGGTAGCTCCGATATATCACAACCTAAGAAGTCTTCAACGTGAGGGATAGTCCAAGGATTGTCAGGGTATTTTACTCCTGCCCCATTCTTAGTCTCTCTGAAATAGTTTGTTAGTTGTCTCTGTAGTTTTTTCTTCATGTGGCATTATATCAGGTTTAGCTTGAAATATATAAGTCCCACAGTCCCACAGTCCTCCACAATTCGTATTTAAGGTTTTTGTGGGACTCTTTAGACGCTCTAGCCTTACTCTCCACAATTCCACAATAATATATACTATATTACTATAAACACTATATATACTAGGAGTAGGCAAATCCAATGTTTTTTTATTTTTTTGTGGGGATTCTTGCAAACAACGCCCACACCGTGCAAAGACTCCCACAAAACTTATAAGCCTTTTTGCGGAGGGCTTGTGGAGGGATTTTAAGCCTCCTTATCTAACCATGCCTTATCTGTTAATTTGTATCCAGTAAATCTAACAGCCCCTATAACCTTATCTATTCTCGAAGGCTCGATATATAGACCCTTAATTCTATTAACCTCAGAAGTGATATCAGAGAATGCTACCCCTTCCTCTTTGATAAATAACCAAATAACCTCTTTTAGGGGCATGATTTTATTCAAATACGTCCTTCCGTCAATGTCTCTAAACATACCCATAACCTCAATAGGCTTCTCTGAATTAAGTTCATTAATCATTAAAGAGCGTTTAGCGTCCTTTGATATAATGAATAAAGCTAACTTCTCCTCTACATTCCTAATAGCTATATCACGGTCATTCTCTTTGACTCTATACTTATCCTGAAGTTTTCTAAATTGCTTAACGTCCATGCCTTCAGCTAGGATACTTGCAAACAGTTGCCTAATATATAGTGTAGTCTCATGCAGATACTTATCACTATCTTTCTGGTACAGTTTACTTTCAGGGATAGTCCCTACACCATTAAGCTTGAAGTGCATAAACCTATTCTTAACTTCTTCACCTGCACCACTTAGTATATCACCATGGGTTGAAGTGAATAGCAAGAACTTAAGGTCAACCTTGTTAGTACCTGCACCCATAGTCTTTATCCAGATATGGTCTTCTACGTTCTTGATACTCTCTGGTAACTTATCTCCTTTGACATCATCAATACATAGTAAACCCTTCTGCTGTATAGCTGTAGCCATTTCAGGGGAAGAGTTTTCACCCTCTATAATCTTATACCCTTCTTTAGCAGGTATAATGTGACCACCCATAACCTCAGCAAACACAGTCTTACCAACATTTGAAGGCGCTTCTATTAAACCTTTGTTAAGTTTACGCTCTTTAAAGACCGAGGTCATAGCAATGACACTAAGTATCTCAGCATGGTTAGCTCCTAGTATCTTGGTATAGTCCTTGATGTACTCAGGGTGGGGAGGAGTAGACAAATCCCATGTATCCATAATGTTACTAATAACCTTAAGCGTCATGCCCCTTAGTTCAATCCTGCTTTCTTCTATGTAGGTGCTTTCAAATTGTATAGATGATATAGAGTGCATAGGTAATGTTTCTTTATCACTCTTCTTGACTCCTCTAAGGCTCAATTGTGTTATAAGCCCTGTACCACTTAGAGGCATATTATAGAATGTACTCCCTTGGGCTATATATATCATATTACCTAGCGCATATAAAGTAATCTTTTCTCTTTCCTTTATACGCGCACCCGTAAAAGGGTTGAAGTCTGCTGAGTTTTGAAACGTATCCTTAGCATAGTGGCATATTGTACCTACGTTATAGATACCTACTTTGAATTCATTATCCCATTTAGCTACAAGGTTACTAGCTAGAGCATCTGTATATCCCTCACGCTTGGCACTCCATGAGGCAAACAACTTCAAGCCCTCTTTAGCCCCTTTACTCCATGTGTATAGCGAAGCACCTATAGCAAACCAATCATGATAATCATAGGTTGGGTCATTAGGGTCTATTTTTTCCATTAGTCTAGTCATTTCATCTAGGTCTATAGGTGTATCAACATCGACGAGCTTAGAGGCAAACCTAGCCTTAATATCTTTCTTACTTACCTTAGGTAGTACAAACGTATTACCTTTGTGTACTACTGTTCTAGCTATACCATCTTCCCCTCTAAAGTTGAGGTTCTTAACATTATGCTCAGTAGCTCCTACATCTTTAAGTTTAAACCTAAAAGATGATACTACTGTCTCAAACTGTAGCTTAACACCCTTAGGTTTCTTGTTAAACCCTTCACACTTAACCAAGTAGTGCCATTTGTAAGAGTTCTTCTTACCATCATTAGATGTAGAGGGTTTCTTGATATAGTAGTAAGGTGCTAAGAACTCTTCTAACTTCTTCCACTCATTAGGTGCATCAAGGTCAAACAGCATCCAACCTGTATAACCTGTAACATTCTCAAACCTTCTAGTATCACTAGACAAACTCTCTTTTACAATAGCGTGTGTGTTGATATACTCCACAAACTTTTTAACTTTGTCTGTCTCAAAGGGTTTGTAACCATAAGTTATTGCTTTATGCTTACCCGCCTCTTTGTTAGACCCATAAATTTTAAACATCTGAAGCCTCCACTATGCTTGTTCCATCATTTGTTGATGCCCCATATTATCTGTAAACATATTTTAATCCTTGTGTATATATGTAAGTATTTTTCTGAGAGGGAGTTTTATATTAAAAAGATAGCCGCCTTTTTATAACCCTAATGTAAACCCAAGCCAAGACGGCTAGTGTAGCTTGGGCTTACATTAAAGATATATCGGTAACCCTAGCAGAACGGCAATCCTACTAAGGCTTGTATCCATATAAAGGATACGTAGTCAAGCAAGGGAGGAAGTCTTAAAAGCTGAAAAGGGAAAAGAATGATTAACCCTCACTTGACTAGTAACATTATACATAAGCAAACTTAAATAGTTATTAACTACTATAAGGATACTTTAAGGATTACTAGGCTATACTGTTACAGATAGAGAGTTAAGTTAGACTTTCCAAGACTTCCCGACCGAGTCTTTAAAAATAGTGTCTAGGGAGAGGTTGAGCCATAAGGGCTTTATATCTAGTGAAAGAGGTTCATGCCTTGCTAGGTTGTTTCGTTGCAATACGAAGACTGAATGGAATTTTCCATTATGTATATATTTACTTACATATATATATATAGAGAATTTTAATTTAAAGGATTAACATGCAATTTTTAATGATGATAATGTGGGCTTTTTTTATATTAGCACCATTCGTATTGGCTAACAACATGGCACGACGTAGAGAGGTAACACAACTAGGAGTGTTCATAGTAACACTGTTCCTATCATGGTTAGTACCAGTAGCACTGTTATTTGTAAAGATAACTAAGCCCGATGCACCAACGTGGAGTTAAATTATGAATGATTTACAATTACAAGAAGAGAGAGTTACCGAGCTAACAAATAAGGCAGATGAGAGACTTACTGACTTAGCAAAAAAGACTGGGTTAACACTTAGTCAGTTACTAAGTGTTAGAACACTTATACAAACAGAGATAATGGAGACTTTCTATGATGCAAGAGTGTTTGAACTTGAATTACAGACAGCAAAACTTAGAGATGCTAACAAGCAGTTGGCTGAGAGTATAAATTTTAAAGATAGAAGAAAGGCTTAATATGAAAAGAGTAATAACAATAGCAACAATAGCAATGATAATGAGTGGGTGTTCAGAGGACAATTCATGTTTAAAAGCAATGATAGCAGAAGATGAGGCACAACAAGCCAAGGCATACTATGAAAACTTACCTACAAAAGAGACAATCAAAGAGGTGGTTAAATTTAAAGACAGAAATATAACTGTAATTAAAGAGGTAGTTAAGTTCCTCCCGGCACCTATCATTAAGTATCATGAGCCTATACAAGAGGATTGCGATACTTCATGCGATGTATACAAACTAGTAAAGTTTGTTGTTTATATAGATAATAACAAAGATAGTAAGTACGATGAAGATGATAGTAATTTTCGTTATGCAAATATCCAAACCAAGTTAAATTTATCAGATAGCCAAGATAATATAGTTGCTGAAGTGTTTACAAATAGATGTGACTATGTAATGTTAACTGTAAAAGTCGGTGAAGTATATCACTTTAGCCATGCAGAGATTTTAGATGGTGAAGGCAGAGAGATAGTATCAAGTGACGAATATTTAATAGATAATAGGGACACTTACTATATCAGAGCAGTGAAAAACTAAAGGAGTTAAATTATGGTATTTAAAATAATATTTGAAGATAGGTATGCGAGAGAGGATACTTTATCTTTTAGTGCATGTTGCATAGAAAAGGCTAAAGAACAATATTATCACTGGTGGAAAGGGTATGGTAAAGATGCGAAGTACGCTGAAAGTAAAATCATATCAGTAAAAGGAGAAGTAATTAAACTTAGAGAACATCAAAAGACCCTAGTTAAGAGTATGATTAAAAAGCTTAATAAGTATGGGATAGTGTACAACACATCAGATGCAAGAATTGGAAAAACTATATCAGCACTGCACACGGCTAAAAAGCTTAAGTGTGAGTCAGTATTGTTTGTAACTACTAAGACTGCAATACCTGATGTGTACAAAGATTATGAGGCTATGGATTATAAGTTCAAACTACAAGTTATCAATTATGCCAGTGTTCATAAAGTGCATGGTAACTATGATATGATTATACTAGATGAAGTAACAGCTATAAGTTCATACAAGCCTAAAATGAACTTAACTCAAAATAAAATATTTGCATTAATGGAAATAGCACAGCCTAGATACAAAGTGTTAATGTCCGCTACACCGAATGTTGAGAGTGGCTCACAGTTGTATTATCCCTTGCGTTTAGTTGGTTTTTGGGACGGATTAAACTTTATGCAATGGTTTAATAAATATGGAGAGCCTTCCTCTATTCGTATCAGTGGTGGAAGGTCAGTAGCATCTTATAAGAAGACTAATGAAGCTAAGATAATGAAAGAAGTTAAAAAGCTCATGGTATCAGTCACTAGAGAAGATGCAGGATTTGAACAACATACAACCTCATACAATCTCATAGAGATTAAGCCTAATAAGGTAACTACTACTGCCTATGAGGCTATGATAAAAGATAGTCTCCTAGAGGTAGGGGATATTATGGTGCTTGGGGATACTTCAGCATCTAAAGCTCAGAAGTGTCAACAGATAACAAGTGGGTTTATATACGATGAACTTGGCAATGCATTACCTTTGGCAGGTGAAAAGCAGATGTGGTGTCTAGGGCATATAGACAAAAAGAAAAAGACAGTTATTTACTGTCAATTTAGATATGAGGTAGATATGTTTAAGTTCTTGTACAAAGATATACTATTAGAGTACAAAGACTTTGCAGACGCTAAGTCGGGTGTATTTGTCTCCCAACAGCGGTCCGGAGCATTTGGGCTTGACTTACACACTGCTGATAAACACATATTCACTTCCCTTGGTTGGAGTGGTGAGTTATTTATCCAATCAACTGAGAGATTACACAACGCTAAAAGAAAAGATGATGTAGTTGTAGATATTCTGCATCTAGGGTTGATAGACAAAGACATAGCAGAAAGAGTTATAGCTAAGAAAGACTATCAAGCAAAGATGCTTAAATAATATTAGTCCAACAAGACGTTAAAAGGGAAAAGGAAAATAATGGAATTAGAAATAATAGAACAACAGAGTACCAACTAAAACGATGAAAGGTAGCAAACTCCAAGCCTTAACCATCAAAGAGCTTAAGGCTAAAGGATTCCTTGTAGTCAATGTTATGACTGCATCAACTAATGGTGTTAGTGACCTCCTAGCGTGTAGTCCTAAAGGTCAGTTCTATGCCATAGAGATTAAAGGTGATGGGGATACTATCAAGCCATTACAATCACACTTCATCAAAGAGGTTGTGAAACGTGGTGGTATAGGCATGGTTGTAACAGACCTAAATCAAGTACATATACTTTAAAGGATTTAAAATGGTAACAGTAGGAGAACTAGAGGCACTAAGTTATGAAGACCAACAAGAGTTGGTAGGTAATAAGTTTGAGAGGGTAACCGCGTATGCGTCCCTTATGGAAGACACGACTACTACAGGTGATATAGTAGTGGTACATATCACTGGGGAAGGGGTAGGTATAAAGTTTAAACCAGTGGGTGATAGCACAAAAGAATGGTTTTATTTATTGAATGGTGAAGAACTAAAGGCACTGTAAGGTATCTTATAGTATAATACTATTACGAGCAACAACTCACTAAACTGTAATATTAAAGGAAAATTATGAACGCAACATTAATTAGCGCATTCAAGCGTAAAGACGTAAAGGCTATTATAGCAGAGCTATTAACACAAGAAGGCAAAGATGAACAAGCCAAAGAGGTAACAGATGCAGGACGCTTAACTATTGCACTTATAGATAGAACTTGTATTCCTTCAGAGCAGGTTGAAAAACCACTATCAATCTTCGCAGAGGCATTAGTTGTAGGTGAAAAAGGTGAAAACATACTTATCACTATGCACAACAACATAGTTAAAGCACTTGACAAAGGCAAAGGTAAGAAGGCATTAAAACTAATTAAGGCTTCTATAGAGCAAGGTGTTAAAGGTGCTGTAATTGAAAAGCAGATGGAACAAGCGAAAGCATTAAAGAAAGAGGGTAAATAGTATGAATGCTTTACATATAGCATTATTGCTAGGTCAAGTAGGTTTAAACAGAAGTCCTAACGGCTTTAGGTCCCCTAGCATGAAAAAAGGGCAAACAAAAAAAGGCTCTGGGCGTACTCATTTTGAAGGTACAACCAGTAAATTAATGTATAAAAGACAAGGGAATTAATATGATAGTAGAAGACATAAGAATTAAAAGCGTAAGACTAACTGAGCCAAATGATAATGAAAAATTTCAAATAGTGTTTGCCGTAGATGATAAGAAGGCTAACAAAGCTTTAGTAGAAATGATTAATGATGCTTGGGACGAAGAAGGAACGGGAACGCCTCGTAACCTACCTTACTTCATCTCCGAGGCTTCAGATGAGTTCCCGGCAGATGAAGATACTGGTAAGACTCTCTTCCTTGCTAACACTACACGCATACCGGCTGTGTATGATGCAAGTAACGTTAAGATAGCGACTGAGAACATGCCAAGTGTTGGACGTGGGACGATAGCTAATCTAAGCACCAGTACTTATGTATGGACATACAAAAAAGATATGGGTATCAAGCTTAACTTTAACGGACTTCAGATTATTAAGCTAGTCGAGTATACTGGTGGGGGAGATGATTTCGAAGCTACTGAAGGTTTTAAGTCGGGTTTCTCAGCAACGGACGAAGAGCCAAAGAAAAAGAAGAAGAAAAAGAAGAAGAAGAAGGATTAATCTCCTTCTTGAACTGGTTAGGAGTTAAATTATGAAAAAGACAGAATACTTATACGGTGTAGAGCCTTCCTTCTTTCAAGAGGAGGAGTATGAATATGCTATACACATGAAAGTTGAGCTAGGTAGAGCTATGCTAGAAAAGATTCGCACTACTACAAAGGACGAAGAACACTATCAAGCTGTTGAAAAGGCTGTATCGTTCAACCGTTCACTAATAGGAGAACTACATGAATAAAATACTAACAACGCCAGATATAGATAGCAATGATGAGTTAATAGGTAGAAAGATTAAAGTCCTAGTATCAAATATTAAAGAAATTGGCTCTATTTATACTTGCCATGAGCTAGACTTATGGGGTAATAGAGTTATAGTACAAGAAGGAAAAAACACTGTGTCTTCTACCTATAGACAAGAGAAGTGGGAATTACTAGATGAGTAAGATTATATTCCTAGATATAGAGTCCGCTAATGGACTCTATGGAAAACTTAGGCTAGTGCAGATAAAGAAACCCAACAAGAAAGCTAAGATATATGATATGTTTAAGAACCCTGAAAAGTTTGCAAAGATTAAAAGTATCATAGAGAAGGCAGATTTAGTAGTTATTCAGAATGGTTATTACGAGTTCATGACAGATGAGTTCAAAGACATCAAGCCTAAGGCTATCTTTGATACTCTTCTAGCCTCTAAGTATCTTCACTCACGTGAGGAGTCTCATTCACTAGGCAGTCAGTTAGTACGCGAAGGGTTTGAAGATAAAGACTCTTTAGGTGCTTCAGACTGGAGCGGTGAGCTTACAAAAGAGCAACTGTCATACGCTCGTTATGACGTTGAAGCCTTAGAGCTTCTTTACAATGTGTACGAACCACAATTAAGAGATAACGAAGCCTTCAAGCTTGATATGAGAAATATAGTCTATAGTTACAAGTACGCTTGGAATGGTATCGCAGTAGACCATGATGCTAGACTAAAGTTCGTGGAGGAGTTTAAGGCTGAGTTATCAAACATTACTAAGCAGTTACCCAATGGGCTTAACTTCAACAGTCCTAAGCAGTTATGTGAATGGCTAGACATTGCCTCATCAAACAAAGAGACACTTACAGCTCTAAGTTATACAGATGATAGAGCCTCTTTAGTTATGAAAGCTAAAGACTTATCAAAGAAGATTTCAACACTAGAGAAAAAGTTTAACTTTCCTAAAGTGCATGGGGTCTTTAAAGTAGGTGGTGCTAAGTCAGGGCGTTGGACGTGTTCCAAGCGTGAGCCTAAAGGTGTAAGTGCTTGGCAAAACCTTCAGCAGATAGATAGAAAGCTTAAGGGTTGTTTCAGAGCTAGTGAAGGTAAGTATTTAGTTGAGTGTGACTATACTGGATTAGAGACCTTTACTGCATCACTGGTTATGAACTCTGAGAAAATGATGGGGTTACTTATAGAGGGTGTAGATTTACATAAGTATGTAGCGTCATTTTTATTTGGGATACCTGAAGATGAAGTAACTAAAGACCAAAGACAATGTGGCAAGGGAGTAAACTTAGGTACTATGTACGGTGCAGGGGTTGAAGTTGTACAAATATTTATTCAGACATATACTGGTGAAGTTTATCCTATAGAAGATGTAAAACGATTTCGAGATAAATGGTTAATGCTGTTTAATGACATCAAGGCTTACCATGTGAAAGCAGGTAAAGCCATACGAAACAAAAGAGGCTTATATGTAAGTACTCCAATGGGTCGTAAGGTTTGGGCTGAGTCATACAGTGAGAGTATTAACATACCTTCACAAGGTGCAGGAGCTGAAGCCATGAAGACAGCTATAGACCTTATACTAGAGGAAGAGCCAAAGGCTAAGATAGTTTTAACAGTTCATGACAGTATTTGTATTGAGTGTGATACTGAGAAACAAGCTAAGAAGATGGTTAAGACAGTAGAGAAAGCCTATGATAAAAGTTTTGAGGTGTTAAAGGGCTTTATGCCTAAGACTAAAATCAACAAAAAGTTACATATGCACAATGAGGCTAAAGTAACAATAAACTATGAAGGGTAAACAATGGAAGAAATAGAAAGACTTATAGACAGCCTAGAAGAGGATAGCTATCCACCTAATGATAATGGTGTAGCTCTAAGAGATTTAGACTTCACAGAACTTAGACGCTTAGTGGTTGAGAGTGAGGATAAACTGAATGCAATTAGAGAGGCACTAGATGAGTAATCACGCAGTGCTTAGTCCAAGTGGCTCAAACAGATGGTTAGAGTGTCCTGCAAGTATCAAGGAGGTTGAGCCTCCTTATACAACTAATGTATATGCAGAGGTTGGGACAGTTACACATTCAGTGGGTGAGTTAGCCCTTAAGTATGGTAAGACAGTAGGGCAGTTATTTAGTGGGTTACTTTACACTGCTGAACAGTATGTAAACTATGTACGTGAGTATGAGACCTCAACAAGTGAGAGCCTATATGAAGCTAGAGTTGAGATATTCAAAGGGTGCTATGGTACTTGTGATGCCCTTGTATATGACCAAGGACACTTGCACGTTATAGACCTTAAGTCAGGAAAGACACAAGTTAAAGCAGAAGGCAACACTCAGTTAATGTTATATGCTCTAGGCGCTATGAAACTCTTTCCTAAAACTAAAGAAGTAACATTGCATATATGTCAGCCTAGAGCCAAAGATAAAATGGTTGATGTAACAGTAAAGGAGTTAAAAACATTTAAGAAGGTAGCAAAGAAAGCGGGTAAGAAAGCACTGGACTTTACAAACAACGAAGTGAACCCAAGCAGTTCCCGTTGTTGGTACTGCCCTTCAAAAGACTCATGCGAAGCATATCAGCATGAGGGAAAACAATCACCCTTTAAGGAGGCAGAATAATGAAAAAACAAGTGAAATATTTTGATAGTATAACCAATGTTGAATGGACCTCAAAGTCAAAGTATGAAAGTGAAGAAGACTTTAATACTAGAAATGCAAACATTAATCCAAGACCTAAGTTTATCTCTTTAGTAGAACCTGAAGATGCAGTAAGTCCCAAGCATTATTCAGAAATGGCTATAAGCCCTTTGGAGTATAACAATGCAAACAACATAGGTTGGAATGAAGGGAATGTTATCAAGTACATTTCAAGATACAAAAACAAGAACGGGTTAGAAGACCTCAAAAAAGCTCAGTATTATCTGAACGATTTAATTGAAAGAATAGAAAATGAAAAACAGTAAAGACAGAACACATATGTTTGTATCAGTAGATGCACACGAGAAGTTAAAAGAGTTAGCTAAGGCTGAAGGACGTACAATCGTTGGGCTACTAGATGTAATGGTAGCTGAGAGAATTAAGGCTAATAAGAGTTAAGGTGGCTTGAAGCTCTCTTATAGTATACTCTTAATAGTAAAAAACAGAAAGGATTTAAATGATTGATTTATACGAGTTCGTTAAACTAGATAGACAAGAAAATGAGAGGCTCAAAGAGCTTCAGCGTATGCGGGACACTGCGAAGGTTAGAGTGTTAGATTATATAGTGGTAGGCTTAATCCTATCTGTCTTAGTTGTTGCGGTGTTAGTCAAATGAAAATGACACAACAAAGAATGATAGACCTATTACATGAGTTTGAGGAGTCAGGTTATACAGACTATACAGAATTTGAAGAAGCAAAGGAGGTGAAAGATAATGAAAAAGCTAGACTAAGAAGAGAGATAGCCTTTATTGGGTTATGTCTTACAACGGTTTTAATTAGTTGTATATCACTAGTTATATCATTAGCTAGTTAGGTTGTCTCTGAGTCGAAACAAGACAATCTTTATTTAGATTAGCCTCCTACTTGTAGGGGGTTGATGTGAGTAAACACATAAACAACCACTATCAGGGAAGCCAATTGAGTTTGGGCAGTAGTGTTAAATAGAAGAGAACTTCTAACTAAGTTTTCTTCTCATTAATTAAAGTTTTGAGCATAACTATAAAAGCTTATCATAATCAAGATAATTCTGAACCTATTCAAAGAATAGGTTTGGTATTAACTTAATATAAAGGATTGAATATGCAAGATAATATTACAGAAGAAGAGTTAAAATATGGTAAGCAGTGTATGAAGTGCGGGGTGAGTAAGCTTGTTAATAGAGACAATTTTAGTTCAGCAGTGAGAACAACTAATGGTGCTAATAGTGGGCAGTCAAAAAGATATTATAATAAACTATGTCTTACGTGTACAAGAACTATAGCACGAAACAAAGCACGAAGAGCAAAGGCTTTAGAGATTAAAGCAAAACCAAGTAAGAACCCAGTTAACCCCTACTTCTTAAGAAGGGGTGAAGCCTCATACTCTAACTATACTTGTGCCATTACAAATGGTCAGGGTGTTAATTAACCCCTATTTCCAACGACCATTTATAGCCATACGTATTTGAGCGGTTTGGGATACTACATTTCCACTAACTGTGTACCCTGACACTCTTATGTCTGTCCCTTGTATATACCCTTTGACTAACATAGGCTCTTGTGTCTCTTTGATAGTGAAGGCATTAACAACGGCTAGTCCTACTAGAGCAAAGGGCAAAGGCTCTATAACGTCCAGTAGTTTCACGTTTGTCATAGTTGCACCTTTACCCCCTATTAGAACTACAGAGCCATCACTATATTTAGTCCATGTACCTATGTGCCAAGTGCCATGTTCCACAGATGCTTTTTTACCTAACTCTCCTTCTACTTTTTTACTACTCCAAACCTTATCAGTGGCTACCGTGTTATCGTTTATAGTACCTGTAGGTATTGTCCCTACTATGTTATTAATCTCAGTTGCTAACGCGTTGGCTTCAGTAGCCCATGCGTTAACCTCTGGTGTATATGATGTCGCTTGATGTGCTACAAAGGCATCAGCCTTTGAGTTAAACTCTGCATCTGTATCACTTGTAGAGTTCGGAGCTGTTGGAAATTGTGTTATCGTTGTTGTTATCTTCTTCATGTTATTTAGTCCTTTCTGTGACTGTTAAATTAATTTGAGGTGTTCCGGCGTATACACCTTGCTTGTATATAGTACCTTCTAGTATATCTGTCCTAGCTGTAAGAGTGTCACCTTTCTTAAGTGTCCCTACATAAGTATGGTTCTCAGTGTGGGTGTATGCAGAACTTGAACCGTCATAGTCGTGTTTAGTGGCTGTGATAGGTACACCATTTAAAAGTATTTCTGTCCAATATCTCACCTCCCAAGCTGTCCCGTGTTTAACTGGGAATGTAGCAACTATGTTTACTTTACCAGTTGTTGTCTTACCTACTGTCATAAGTGTATGTACAGTTATTGCACTCGCTACTATACTACAATCTCTACAACCACCCTTACCAACTTCACCTTGACTATAATCATCTATAACTGCTTTCTCTTGAATGTCTACATAGAGGTTATCCTGTGCTATACGTCCACCACTATCAGTGATGCGGTATATAAGGTCGTCACGTCCTGCACGAGCAGGTATATAACTAAAGATGTTAGTATTACCTTTAACTACTCCGTTGAGTATCCATTCACGCTTAGCAATCGTTGCAGGTGGTATAGGATAATCACTACCTACTACACGAACTGCTTGACCTATAGTTACACGTTGGTTAGAACCTGCATGGGCTACTGGTGCTTTCTCTGCCTCGATGGTTACATTTGTATGTACATCATTATAGTTGTTATTCTCTATTAAAATGTCTTGTGTCTTCTCTTGTGGGTATGCTAATGCAACCTCTGTATCTCTATCAAAGATGTATGTAGCACCTTTCTTGATTATAAACTCATTACCCGCTTTGAAGTTTACAAAGGGTGTAGCGTCCATAGATACCTTACATTTCTCAGTTAGTTTAAACGCGTCAAATTCATTAAGTATCCATACAACTGGACTACCTTTAGTGATTGACTGTGAACCTGAGAAACGTAGAGAGGTGGACACGTCCACCCTACTCATTAACGTTTGTTTACTCATTATATTACCTCTCTTAATTTAAGTTGTGCATCTGCTATAACTTGATTAGTAATCATTATACTAAATTTTTCTGGATATGCCATTATAATCAAACTCTCATAGTAAGACTTCTCAGCATCATCAACGATAAACATATTTACTTTACCTAAAGCTTTTTTGATTTCACGCTTTGAAGGCATAGTATCAATTGCATTTATCTTCAGTGGTATACTCATCAACTCTACCGAGTCATGTTCTACCAGTTCAGTAATTCCAGTCTTAGGGTCTATTATCTTTTCAGAGTAATCAACCACATTAACATTAACCCCATACTGTGTATCCCCTAAGTATTGTCCTTTACCTGCAACCATTGCATTTACTACTGCTTCACCATCTGAGGTAAATTTTACTACAACCTTAATAGTATCTGTATTAGGGAGTATGTTACGGATAACAATGTCTCTAGTGTCTACAAATATATTCCCCGTTCCTGAAGTTGGGAGAGGGTCGAAGTAGTACTTGTACCATGAGTTAACTTTCCTTACTCCTGCTACTGGGTAATTTTTAGTATGAAGGAGGTTAGCCCCTCTGTACTGTTCTACTATTACTTCATCGGCTTTAACTCCTCCTAGTACTAGTGTTGTTACACCACTCCCACTGAATTCATATGTTATCTCCTTTGATGCAGGGTTTGTAATGGTATCTTTGTTACCTATTGTCCCCGTGTGGCTATGGAGGTCAATACTTGCATAAGCATTATCCACCTCCATAAGTAACCACTTACCTGAGTTAAGGTCAGGGGCTACACCCCTGTTATCATTAGTAACAGACATATAAACATAGTTATGATACCTAACTTTGTTTAGTGCCTTATACATAGTGGATTTTGTCCACTCAGGGTATGGGTTCTTAAGGTTAGTACTTAGAAACTCTGTTATTTCTTGTGCTACTAGTGTCATTAATTATCTCCTCTCGACATACGTCTATTAGTTCTAGCTATGTCTTCCATTATATCTTGCATAGGGTTAAACAGTTGACCTCTTACACTTTGTACCGCAGTATAACCGCCCTCTTGCATATCCCTTATTGACCCTCTATCCATAACTCCATTAGAGGAGTTAGAATATGACCCCCCTCTTTCAGGGTGGAAGTAAGCATCGTGTGTTGATTGTTGAGACTGTTTAGCTCCTTCAACTCTTGCACTGCTACTCTCTTCTATAGCTTGTGTATATTCTCTTTCAACTTCTACAGCCTTCTGCACCTCTTGGGTTACATTCTCTATAGCGTTTGCAGAGTCTACCATAGCATCTAGTCTGAGTAATTCAGCTTCATAGGCATCATTATCAGCTTTGGCTTTATCTTCAAGCACTTTAAGTTCTGCACGTACTATTTCATCAAGCCTACTCAAATGCTTTTGATGTCTAACGTCTGCATCTGCGTCTGCTTTAGCTTCTCTGATAGCCTTTGCTTCTGCTCTCTTCTTGGAGTTCTCTTCGGCTTTAGCTTCTCTAGCTTCACGCTTCTTAGCCATCTCAGCTTTTTTAGCTTCTATAACTTTGATGTCTTCTAAGTTCTTCTTCTCCCATATAGCAAACTCTTCCTTTTCAACCTTGTAATCTTCCATAGCTTTAGAAGTACCAGTTAGGGCGTAGGTTAATTCATCAAAACCCTCTGTTAACTTACTGAGTAGGGGTTTGTATATTTCACCAACCCTACTTGCATCTATAACCGCACCAGTAAACATTCCTAAGGAGTCTGAAAGTTCATCTTGTGCATTCTTGAAAGTGTCTGTTTCTCCACGCATCTCTTTGAGTGTATCACTCCACTTAAGTCCACTGACAACCAAACCGGCAAAGACAGCACCTAGCCCAGTCCACCCATTTACATAATCAGCTAAGGCGTGTGTTTGTTCCTTTACCTTATCCCCTACCCTACCTATAGCTTCGCTTAAATGGTTGAGCTTCTCTTCACCATTCACATTTACATTTATATTTAAATCAGCCATGATTATAGACCTGAAGTCTTACCAGTAGTTAGAACCATAGCGGGTTTTGTGTTGTCGAATAGTCTGAATGATAACACTCTATCTAGTAACCCTGCATTATCAGAGTCAGTATAGCTAACCATCTTAGAGGCATCACATTTAATAACCACTGATTCACCATCAACCGGTTTACCTGCACTATCTGCACCTATAACGATACGTATCTCTTTAATATCTCCATCACGGATAGCTTTAGAGGCTTCACCATACTCAGTACCTTCAACGGGAAACTTAATATCCATTGTGAGTGAGTAGTTAGTAATCGTATTCTGCTTAATACCTGAAGCACCACCCATTGTATAACTCTCAGCTATCTGAGGGTTAGTCTTAATTATGATACTCTCAGTGGGTATGACAGTCCCATCATAAGAAACAATATCCATACAAGATACAACTAAAGCTTTTTCAGGGTTTAGGGCTACTTTAGGGTTAGTTTCATCTGTAGGGACTTCACTATCTATATAACCGCTCAGTACCGTACTGATATTAGCTACTTGACCAATCACAAAGTTCATAGTCATAGCACCTACTAGTGTATCAGTGAATGTAAACTTGTGACCATCTAGGAATACCTGCGCTGAACCATGAGGGATTGATGCCACTGTGTTTCCTAGGTCATATGTATCTGCACTAGCTACACCATTGAACCCACATACTTTCATAAGCTCTGCATACTCAGGCACTGCGGTCATGTTTGCTCCCGTAGCTCTCATATCTACCCCTGCTGTGAAAGAGGCTTTAGAACGACAAAGGTCTATTAACTCATCTTGTGCATTCATAGCACCATTCATTCTGTTAGTACTAATCTTAGCAAATGTAGGAGTAACCAAGATTGGCTTGTTTGTCTCTACAAAGTTTGCAGGTGGTGTTGGTGCTGTTGGTGCTTGTCTTAAAAACAACGCACTTCTTTCTGTTAATACTGTACTCATTTTATTACCTTTATATTAAATGTTATTTCTGTCTCATAGAGACTATTATCAAGTGGAACTGCTCCACCACCGTCAGGCTCACAAACTCCTATAGTTAGCCCATTAAGTTCTCTACACTCTAGGAATGTAGCTACTTTACCTGCTAAGGCTAAGGCTTGTGTTGCACTTGTTGAATACGTACGCACTCGTATTATACCCTCTTCACTCTTCCTACCACCTAGCGTACCATCAAAACCTACTATCTTTCTATCAGTTGGTATGAGTGCTATACTAACCCAGTCACTGTGAGGCTCGTTAAAGTCTGCTCCGTCGTACTGAATTGGTGTTAGTGTCCAGTTAGCTTGAAACTCTGCATCTAGCAAAGGTTTAGCTGTCCATATTGTTAATTTTGCCAAGTAATTTCCTTTCAAATCTTTTCATAAATGGTCTTATACCATTGTGCCAAATACCTCTGGCACCATACCAACGGGAAAGCCCATTCTGATTGAGTAACTTTCTTCTACCTCTAGCTATAACGAACGCATGGTCAGCTGTGTTCTTGAAGTGCCAATGCCAGTTACCATTATATTCTACTTTACCCCAACTGTTCCTCATTTCCCCACTGTCCACGGGTGTAATTCTTACTAGTTCGTTTCTGTATGCCTTAACCTCAGCTGTGATAAGCTTTTCTATATCATCAGTAAGAGTATCAAACTCCAAGGAGATGTTAGCTGTATTAGTGGTAATGATTACCATTATACACTTCTACCAATTACAGTAAAGATTATAGGTAAGTTCTGTGCCTCTACTCTCTCAATGATTGCAATGATTTTATACTTAGTATTTCTATGTTGTATAAAGTCACCTTTGTTGAGGTCTGTTGCTAGTAGGAGTAAGTTACTATCATCTATGTTGATTACTCCCTCTACTACATTAGAAGAGCCTACCGAGCTTATAAAAGCTTTGGTAGGTGTATCTGTTGCGGTAGATGCATTTGAACCTGTAAGAGGGTCGTACACACCACTAGAGAAAGTGTGTAAAGTAACATCTGAACCAAACTTATCTATCAAGCGTTTTGCAGTCTTGTATAGGTTGTTAGCTAGTGCCATGGTTAACCTTTCACTATTCTTGACTGTGTAAAGCCTTTGGACTTACTACACCCATATTGACCTAGTAGGTTATACACTATAGAC